GGTACCATTCTTTTACATATCGTCTACCTGTTTCACTAAATGAATCCTCTTCTGACATTACATCATCTAGTATCGCAACATGGGCACCACGACCTGCAATCTGACTACGAACACCTGCTGCATAATAGGTACCACCCTGATTTGTTTTCCATTTACCTGCAGCTCGTACATCACTACGTAATGTTACATCTGGAAATACTGTATTAAATAAATCAAAGTTAACTAAATCTCTTACACTTCTACCAAAGTCTGAAGCTAATTGGTCTGAGTGTGATACAGTTAATATCTCATGTTGTGGATGTCTACCCACGTACCACGCAGGAAATAACTTTGAACATATTACAGATTTAGATGAACGTGGTGGAAGAAATACCATAAGTCTTTTTATCTCTCCACTTTCAACCTTTTGTAGTTTATCTGCAATGACATGAATATGTTTACCCATAATCCAATCAGGAACTAATGTGGGTGCAAACATAGCTATGAAATGTAGAAAGCTATCTTTAGATTGTTGTATTGCTCTTTGAAAATATAGTTCTCTAAGTTTAATTAAGTTTTCGTTTACTTGTAGCATTTGATATTTTACTTGTCCATGAGACAACAGGTGATTTATATTCTTTTGGTTTTACTCTTCTTTCAAAATCTAAAGGTAAAAACCAATATGTATTTCCCCTAATTATTTTTATCGCCAATCTGTTTCCTCATCATCATCATCCCAATCTTCATCTTCTTCCTCTTCTATAATTACTGGTGGTTTAGGTTTAGGTTCAGGTCTAGGAAGTATTGGCTCAACATTTGCTATGTACCATTTAACTGGGCATCCTTTACAAACTGTATTCCATCCTGCCATAGTTAATATATATAATATCCATAATACAAAGAAAACTAAAAAGAAATAATAAATAACTTTTATACTATTTCTTATGAATGTTTTCCAGTTTGACAACATTTTCATAATGTTTTATCTCACGTTCTAATTCTTCAGGTGATTTAGTTGTAATGTCCTGTTTAATTTCTTGACGTTCAATTAACATACCTAGATGTTTACCTATAAACTCCATTGCTCTGTTTGCATTAGTTAGGTCATTTTCTGCAAGACCACGATTGTAAACATCCATAAACTTTTTTACAACTTCATTAATATTAACACTTACGTCTTTCATTGCATCTAATCTTATTTGATTACATCTTTCTTCAATCTTATCATTCTTTAATAATCTTTTACTTTCTGCACGAGTATCAGCTTCAGTCTTACCTTCTTTATAACCTGCTGCTCTCCAAGCAATTAGAGTATCGCCTGTCGCAGCATACTCTAAACAAAACTTTTCCTGCATTGGAGAGAGACCACTGGGTAAAGTATTCTTTGCAAAACTATTATATTTCTTTTGTGCATTGTCTAACATCTTTACCTTTTGTTGTTTAGGTAATTTGTTAGCTTTTCTTTTAGTCATATTAAGTCTCCTCTCTT